AAGTTGAACTTCTAACTAATACAATAGGTAGAGACCCGTCACGACTGCGTTTATGGAATTGTTCGCACACCGTGACACATCTATGACACATAAGCTCTCTTAATAGCTCGCTAGGCGGGCTATTTTTTTCGTGGGTCTGGGTCACCGGTAGCGGCTTCCATTCCTTCAGTAGTCACAACCAGCTGGCGGCCAAACAAGCGCCAACTACCCGCAGGCCATTTGTCCGGCGTCTGGCGCAAGCTCGTTCTCACGTACGTTGGGTTCTTCCCCCAAATTTCTGCCGCTTCAGTCGCCGCCATCAAATCGGGATCGTTTAAATTAATTTTTACCATTACGTTCACCCCTAATCCAAAACACAACAGTAACGATTAACGCAAACGCGCACACGTCCGCAACATTCTTGAATACTTCGGACCAATTAACTACGTACTTTTATCTATTATAATAACTCTCCTAGGCGCTGCCGTCAGCTCCTAGGGGAGCTTTTTTTTCATTTTTACATACAAAAAAGCCCCACTCTCCGGAGAGGGTGAGGCTTAATTTAATGAGTTTTTACCAGGTTGTAATGAGCTAAAAGAGCTTGGCAGCCGTCCTAGGTCCAAAGATGCCATCAGCGGACAACCCATGTGCACGCTGGAATTTAGCAACCGCCGCACGGCAACCACTGCCGTATACCCCGTCAAAGCCGTCTGGGTCGTACCCCTTACAGATGAGGGCACCTTGCACAATGCGCGTGATGTTGCCTCGAGCTCCCTGCTTGACTACGATGCTGGCTTTTTGTGTTTTAGCTCCCCAGAGGCCATCAAGCGACAAGTGCGAGCCCGTCTGCTTATTGAGCTCGCGCTGGTATGCCTTCAGCAGTGCGCGGTCAGTCTTCGGACCATCGAAGCCGTCGACTGTGAGGCCGGCGCCATACGTACTGTTTAACCAGGTCTGCACTGACTTCACTTTGGCTGAACCACTCGGCTTCTTCGGCTTGGCCACTGGCTTCTTTGCTGCTGTCTTGCCCGCCTCAGTGCTCTTCCCGCCCGCTAGCTTCTGCCAGTCGCTCCGGTTACCGTAAAAGACGTCCAGGTCGAGGTTGCCGCCACCGTTTGGTAGCTTACCCGTGCTGGTATACTGAAACATTGCCATCTTGCCAAAGTGCTTGAGGGACCCAAGCAGAGGCCGCGGAGCGTAGCTGTAAACCGTGTTGTAGTTATTGTACTGAGCAATCCATGCGGGGTAGCCTGCCTTCGCAATCGCGGACAGGTCGCGCGTGTTTTCCCAGCTCCGCGACAAGTAGATGACCGGAGCCACACCCGTGGCCTTCTTAATGTAATCCAGAAACTCTTTAGCACCGGTTACACCTGGGGCGGACTTGTCCTCGTAGTCCAGTACCAAAATAGCCTCTCCGATATAGGCTTTGGCCACTGCCAGAAAGTGCTTGGCTTCAGCAGTTGGACTATTACCACGCATGTAGTGGTAAGCGCCGATAAGCTTGCCCGCCTTCTTCGCAGCAGCGATGTTAACTGCAAACCTTGGGTCAGTGTACGTCACGCCTTCAGTAGCCTTGACAATGACAAAGTCAGCTGACACTTTAGCCACATCAGTCGAATTGTGATGGCTGATGTCGATGCCGTTTAGTTGTGCCATTACTTGGCCTCCTTAGGCTTGGTATAACCTAGTGCTTCCTTGCTGTCGCTTGCGCCGGCAGTAGTCGGGTCTACAGCCCACACATAAAAATTAACCGCGGCAGTCATTAGTACATACGGGTTACCAATAGCTTTCAGCAGTGTGTCTCCCAGCACACTCCAAGAGGTGATGTCTGCGGAAGTAATCCCATAGTAGCCCAATACTGGCACAATCACAGCCACAAACAGCCGGCCGATGTTCTTTGGATCAGTGAAGCGTACCTTCCAGTTAATGGACGGCAGCGCCTTTGCAATAGTGCTCCATACTTCATTCATCGATTTCTATTCCTTTCCGTTCAAGCAGCCGCTTTAGCTGGTCGATTTGACCAGTTAGAGAACTGACTTGATTCTGCAACTGCTGGTTTTGCAGCTGAACATCAGTGAGCTGGCGTGATAGGCCATTACGCTCTTTGTTCAACTGCTTAATTTGCTCGATTAGTTCTGGCAACTCCTTAGCGTAGATACCCTCAGTGCCAGCGTTTGCTGACTTGACTGTGGCTCTACCACTGGCGAGAGCTACCGCAAACGAGGTGGCGCCACCAATCAGTGCGCTAATAATTGCTACGTTCACTTTTTGGTGCCTCCTCGTCTGTGTTGTGTGGGATCGTCATAGCGTAGCAGCGTGATGATACGCAGCATAATCACGCCGTAAAAAACTGTAGCTAGGCCAATAACCGGCGGCCTTGGGTCGTTCAAATCGCGCATAATCATCAGGGTAAAGTAAAAGCCCCACAGGAATGCCATGCAGTAAGCTGTTTCACGATTATAGTCGGGTACCACGTCGAAGACATTGTTAATAATCATGAACATGCCAAGCACTATCCAGACCAGGGCCGGCCACCAGTCATCCATAAAGCCGAAGGACATTTTCCACGGTGAGATGCCATGAATTGACCCAGGAACTGCAATAAAATAGACGCCCACCAGGAACGTCTCAAATCCGATAAATATCCAGCTATGATTTCGCTGCAGTTTGTAGAAAAACAAACGCATCAGGTTTCGCAAGCCTCTCACCTCCTTCACTGCGTGTCCATTTTACCTAGCCTACTTCTCTTTCCATGCCTGCCAATTGCCGTCGTTACAATTCCGCGTGTACATCCGATTACCGTCATCTAGCCAAATCTGGGTGCAGCTGGTGCCGGACCGTGAAAATACAATCAACAGCCCATAGTTATGTGTTGTATCCGTTCCGCCCGGCGCACCATCAGTAATCACGTACCATCCGGTGCTAGTGAGGTCGTTGTATCCCTGGGTCTTAGTCTTCTGGACTAGAAAAGACGCGAAGTTTGGCAGCGACGGCGTTATTTTCTTTCCTTGGAAGTATGCTCCCATAACTAACACACCAGCTTTCTATCACTGGCGCGGTGGTTATTTATAGCAAAATTACCCCCCCCGATAATTTCGGGGGAATACGTTATTTTATCCATTTTGAATCTCCTTATTAATCAATGGCCCAGGTCCCGCCGAGCGTCAACCATACTCCAGACTGAGCAGTCGCATTAGTGCCGCCCACCGCATAGCGAGACATGCCGAGCACACTACCTGTAGTAACACCCAAAAGCCAAGTTGCATTGCCCGAGCCATGCTGCATCATGTACTGGCCACCGCTCAAAGCAAACGGGAGCTTAGTAAAGATAGGTATAGCATCACTGCTGTAGGCAATATCTTTAGTTGTTTTTAGTGACCCAATCAGCTGAACCTCTTTGCGCGACTTGTTCAAGCGGAACTTTACGAATGAATCAGTTGTGAATCCTGACGCCAAATATGACTGGACATCGACCCAGTCACCGACCAAATCACCCGCAACTTTTTTACCTTGAAAATAGGCACCCATCTAAGCCACCCCCTTTGAGGTGGCTGATAAATCAGGCCAAAGCGAACGCTGCCCCACCAAGAGCAAGCCATTCGCCTGCCGCTGCTGTAGTCCAGCCAGACTTCCCTGGCGATGTGTGGCGGTTGAACGTGACTGTAGTGCCACTGGCGTTAGCAACCCATAGATTGCCCGTGCTCCCTGGCTGAGTAGAGTACTGATTTGTTTGCAGGCTGAACGGCAAGCCCGAAAGGATTGCGACTTCTGTTTCCCCGGCTTTGTCAGTGCCCGGCGTGACAATGCCGGCAAAGTAGACAATGCCGCCCCGAATCTTGTAGCGGAGGTAGCTACCTGAGTACACCTTGAACCCGTTAACCAGATACTTGCTTGCATCAATCCAGCCAGTATCAACGACGCCAGACACTTTTTTGCCACTAAAATAGGCGCCCATTTAGAGCACCCCACTTTCGGCAGAAACGCTGTTATATAGGGGGTTAAGTGCCCCCCCCCCGAATTTTTTCAGACAGTTTCAATTTCATGTTATTTATCCTCCTAGTTAGTTGATGAAGTAGTGGATTTCGTTCAACCAAACGCCCTTTTCGTATGTGCTGGCATAAATTAGCTGTAGCGTGCCATCAGTCTCAAGGTAGACATTAGCATTCTGCCCAGGTGTCGTAGAAAGTTGCGAGCAATTAAAGCCAAACTCATCAACTGGCTTATACGGTAATGTGGCAATTGTGCCAGGAGCAGTCATATTAATGGCTCCTTTAAGCTGTACTTCATTGCCAATTTTACGCATCATCGGAACTAGGATGGTGTGCTGCGTTACAGCACTTGTAAGTGTGATTTTTTGCCAGCCACTGTCATAGTCGCCGGCCACTTTTTTACCTTGCGTGTAAGCTCCCATAAGTTACCTCCTAAGATTCTGGGTACCAGTAGATTCGAGTTGGATCTGCGGCGCTCTTTGTTTTCGCATCTGCCTCGCTAGTGCACATCACAAACAGACTTATATCTGCCGTGCCATCAAAAGGCACACCGCTAATCTTACGGGCAGTCGCCAGCTTAGTGGCAGCTCCTGCGTTAGTCGCGTTAGTCGCACTCGTTGCTGATGTTGCACTATCGGCCTTCGTTGCATGGGCCGCGTTGGTTGCATTGGCAGCAGTCGTCGCTGATGTTGCGCTATCCGCTTTAGTGGCATGGTCTGCATTGGCAGCTGAAGATGCCTTACCATTCAACGTACCCGAAAATGTCGGTGCCGTGACTGTCCCAGGGAATTTGGTATTATTTGAAGAATCCAACAGAGTCGCCTCAGAGACCACCGCATTGTTGGTACCCCGTTTTCGGGCGTAAATAGTGGTATTAGCGTTATCAATTGCGCCCAGCTCAACATATCCGGCATCAGCACCAGTGTTGCCAACTGCGAGGTAACCACCATCCGTGGCAGAACTCTGCTGGATAAGCACTGTACGCTGGCCAACTGTATCGTTGCCTGCTATCGTAATCGGTTTAGAAAAAGTTAGCGTACCAGTCAGTGTTTTCGAGTCACCTGTATGCAAGATGCTGGAATCATTCGATGGCATTGCTGTGATGGTAACATCGCCTGTACCATCGAACGATACTCCATTAATTTTGCGAGCAGTTACTAACTTGGTAGCTGAGACTGCATTACCAGACTTAGCAAGATAACCATTGGCAACGTCGGACGTCTTCGCATACGGTGCTAGGTCAGACGTCAATGCAACTCGATTCCACCCGCCCCAGGTAGGGGGCCCAAAATACCCACGCACATAAATATCACCGATGTTGTAAAAAGTCTGCGTTACGTTTGTTATGCCACTAGTAGTAGAAAATGGGTCCTGGCCTGTTACAACTAACATGCCGTAATGTTTGCCAGAATTTGCTATTGGCCCGTTCGTAAGAGGAATTGAGTTAGCGCCGTAGTATCCATGTTGAGTAATCTTATTTAGGTCCTCACCGCTTGTCAGGTTTCTAACATACGGCATGACATCTGTTTTGCGTGGTGCACCGGCATCCACAATATTGATATCGGCCGTCCCGTCAAACGCCACACCGTTTACTTTTCGAGCCGTTGCCAGCTTTGTTGCAGTAGCAGCGTTACCAGTTGTCGTGGTGGCTTCACCAGCCTTAGCTGCATTGTCAGCAGTCGTCGCCTTGGTGGCCGAATCTGCACTTGTGGCATGGTCCGCATTAGTGGCCGAGTCAATCTTCCCTTTAATGGTGCTAGAGAATGTCTTAACCCCGGCCACAGTCTGGTCCCCAGTTAGGTGCACCGCAGAAGCATCGGTGATGGTCACATCCTTGCTACCATCCACGTCAACACCGTTAATCTTAATTGCCTTGGTCCACTTGGTCGCAGTGTCGGCCAGTGTCGCCTTAGCCGCATGCAGAGCCTCGGTGATGGTTCCTGTGACTTGCTTGGCAAAGGTAGCCAACCCGGCCCAAACGTTATCTTTGGATAGGTGGCCTAGGTCAGCATCGTTTGACGGGAACGCGTTGACAGTAAAGTCCTTACTTAAGTCCGTGGCCACGCCGTTAACTTTGATGCTGTGGTCCAATTTGCCTGCAGCATCCGCATTATCTGCGTGCTGCACCCTACCGATGATGGTTTTCGAGAAGGTCTTAACACCATCAACCGTCTCATCACCGTCTGTGTGCACCACGGTACCGCCAGCGACCGTTTTAACTGTCTCCGCTGTAATCTTCTGATGCAGAGCTTCAAGAGCCACCTGGTCCAAACCACCTGTATTATCACCATCAAGCTTGATAGACAGGTTGGCCACATCCCCAATAGCAGTAGTTAGTCGGAACGTTTGGCTTGATCCATTGTCATCAGGTGCCATAAATTGCGGGTCTTCCAGCGTGGTAATGCTGTATAAAATCTCTGCGCCGTCCTTGCTGCCATCAGTTGGGCAAGCATACAGGCCAAGTGTGTACATGTTAAATTCTTTGGTCGTCTTCGATTCATCAAAAACGACGTCAATTACAATCGAATCGGTCGACATCGTCCCATCTGACCGCGTGACAACCTCAGCTTTACCAATGGTCGTTTCTTGGGCGATATTTGTGAGCACGGTGGTTGCAGCCAATTCTTCTTTGGTCTTAGCAGACCAGTTATCAGTTGAAGCAGCACCACGTGTAAATTTGATTTGAGTTTGGCCTGATTGCACTTGTGCCATGAGGGCAAGTGCGGCGGCCGTAAAATATGATTTGGGCATCTTACACCTCCGTTGTGATACTCAAAACGCCTCTGTGCGGGCCAAGAGCAATGGCAACGTACAAAGGCGCTGCATCAGGATTAACCCGATGCGTATATATAAGATTAACCGGCAGATACCGGTTAAGTAGAACTTCCAGGCGCTGACTACTACCGCGGTCAGTAACACTAGCAGATACATCCGCTTGAAACTTATCGCCATCGACGTCAAGTGTGGCGTTGATGTTGAGCAAGCGAAGCACCTCACGCAGATACGGCTCAGTGAGCGGCTGTGGGGGCAGAAGCTCCATCAGCACATTATACCGTCGAGTTTCCAAATCCTCATTTTCCACGCCCGTAATGCCCAATAAGTCTTCAAAGACAGACAGCCCGTCCTCGTCCGCAATTGCGGCAAACTGATTAGTCTGGTACCGATTCATCAGCTCGCTCAGGGCGTCCATGGTCGGCTGCTCAACGGCTACTAGATGCTGCATCTCTACCACACCGTCATAGAAGTCCGGCAATAGTTCTTTAAGCGGTAGCAGCTGCGTCATTGATAGTCACCTCCCCAAGCTCGGCTAGCTGTGTCTCCTGACCAGTTAGCACCAGTTGCACATCTGCGTCTTTGCCCTCGAGTGTGAGTCCGGTCACGTTGATTACACCTGGCACCTTAAGTACAGCCGCAAAGACCTGAGAGCGATATACAGATTGGGCATAACTACGCGTCCCATTGTCCAGGTTGGCCCAGGCTTTGTGCACCGTAACGATGTAGTCAGCAATGGCCTGTTTAGCCGCATTAGCTGCCGTCGTGTAATCAGTCGTCTTATCAATCTCAATAGACAGGGACATATTAATTGTGCGTGCAGTTGGTGCAACCACCGTGACGGTGTGCCCAATTGGGGCAAGTCCGTAGCCGTTGCCGGTTGCATCCTGGGGGTCAATTGCTTGCTGGACCTGAGTGACTAGGTCATCAGATGGTATGTCGTAATCGTTGTCTAAGATTACCAACTTAACCGTACCGCCCCCGTTCCAGGTCGGATAAACCTGAACAGCGCCAACAGTCTCAAGCCCAGCAATCATCGCCTGGTAATCAGCGATATTGCCACCGTATGCGACTGAGGTTGATTGTTTGAGGATACGCGCCCGATAATCGTCATCCGTCTCCGTGTCCCGTGCGGGCACCGTGATATCAGTGATGACCGCATTAGCGACGTCATCATTAGGTGTAACGGGTAGTATCTGGCCCAAATAGTGATTTGGCCCTTCACCTGCAGTCTCACAAGTAAGTTGAGCCTTGCCACCATCTAGGACCTGGCTGACCGTGTAGTAATATGGCTGCGTTTCGATTGTCGCAAACCGGTCACCGTTGTCGACTCCAATCGGCTGACCCGCAACATCGGTAAATACGGCCGTCACAACCGCATTAGTCGCAGCGTATCGGGTCAAGCCTTTCTCCTGCCCACGGTAGTCCAAAAACTCGTTGTCGGCCGTCTGTGTGTAACTCTCGAGCACAAACTGCTTAAACTGCGTCACCAGGTCAACAATTGTCACCGCGGCGGGTGCAACGGCATCATAGATGATTGAGCCTTCTCGCTTATCCACAGTGTCTGGCACTCGGGACAAAATTTGTTCGATTACACCATCACGCGTCCAGCTATCAAGCTGTGCTGCGTATTCTTCTGGCGTCAAGTCGCCACCTCCGTTTCTACCTGCAGGTCGCCAAAGATAGTGGTCACTGTTGCTGTGACTGCCAGCGTATCACCAGATACTGCCTCGATGTCGGTGACATCTACATCAGTCACACGGTCATCAGCTTCCAGTGCCTCCGTCAGCATACGAGTAACTTCAGTCTCTGCGTATGGCATGTCCTTGCCAATTAACTCGATTAGGTCATTGCCATACTGCTCGGTGTAAATGGGCCACACAAAACGCTCAGTCGACAGAATCTTGCCGATTGCTTGGCGCATTGCCTCTTGACCATCAACGTTCCCCCGTACATGACCACCAGCAATTCGGTAAGTGAGTGAGGGCTGCGTAACCTCCTGCAGGTCATCTGTTTCAGTTTCTTCATCAGCCATGTTCAATCACCCACCTTTTCAAATACATAGAATTTCTGGCCACCGTCCTCGCGAATCATGGCCACAGTGTCACCAATCTTGAGAGACTCATCAACCTCAGCATCCGCACCATTAATCTCGGTATGATACTTGGTCACGTGCCGCCCCAGCTCAATTAAGGGCCCCGTCAGCAGCACATTAGCCTGAATCTGAATTGTGACCGGGTTGACGTTAGTCACCATACCAGTCACAACATCCGCGTACTCCGATGCATGGCCACCTCGGCTGCGCATTTGCTTAATTAGCCAACTGCCAGATTTAACTGCCATTACCAGGTCACCTCCAGGTCTGTTGTCCAATTGGTCGGGTCGAAATTCTGTGTGCATTTGCGCACGGTACAAACAGGTTTTAGGCCCATTTCTACCAAACTCTTTACCTGCAGCATGAAGGCCACACCAAGCTGATAATCCATACTGCCAAGAACCGTGAGCTTCATCGTTTTGGCTTCCACGTTACTGGCCCTGAGCAGATGAGCCGCTTTGGTCTTCATCTGCGCCAGATTAGTATCGTCATCAGTGACCTTCTCAACCTTCTGAAGTTTCCCCCAGCGTGAAATAGTTGATCCTGATGCCGAGGCCGACGTAATTGCCGTCGCCGTAGCGGAACCATTCTTGTCCTGCTTCGTTTTGACAACCTTTACCACGTTGTAGGCATCATCGATGTCGCGGTCATACTCCCAACTGGTTATGCCAGTGCCATCGCCGACTAGATACTGCAGGGCCTTGGTCGGCGTTTGTACCAGCTCAACTGTGTCGTAGTTACACCTCAAGATAAATCGAGCTCCAGTGCCTGTTTGTGTTGCCTCAATATCTTCCTGAAGCATGTCGAAAAATGACACGCCGTCAGATAACTTGGATGGTAATTTATACTTGCTGGCGGTGACTACCTTGTACTTAATACCCACGGATTGACATGCCGTTACGAATCGCTGGGATAAGGTGCCAATTGGCCATACTCTTGTATCTTGATTCTTCAGATACCGCATAGGGTCGTATGCAGTTATTGAAAATACTTCGTCGGATGTGTACCCGGCCTTGAAAATGTAACCAAAAAAAGTCTTGCCGTTATCCCACCCGAACCGTACTTCATCACCGTTGCTGGGCCCAAAGCCCTCGTTTACCTCTAACAGGTCAAACGTGAGCGTGCCTGCCGCAAAATCGTCATCCGTATCAAGCTTGACGTTTGTCGCCAGGTCACGCACGTCCCAGCGGTCTGTAGATCCACGATGTCCAACAATAAATTGTGTGCAAGTCATTTGAGCTTCACACTCCCCGCTGTCACCCAACCACGCCAACCGCCAGACAAAGTAGTTACATGATATGGGCACTTGCGCCCAGGCTTATAGATGCTTACCTTGCGTGTGGCATTGTGCTCAGTCTTCCCGGGCCCGGCACCATATGAGTCACGGTGCAATGTACCATTAACAATCACAGTTGACCCCACACCTATCTTCTTGCTTGGCGCAGGCCGCGAGGTGCCCTTCTTAACCGTAGTTGGTTTAGTGATAACCACTTTTACCTTATGGGCCTGCACTTGCCTGTACTCCGTTAGTCCCAGCGTGTACTGATACTCAATCGAATTGCCTGACTTAAAGCCGTATTCAAAACTTGTTATTTGCATCGATAGCGAGATCTTAGTACCCGACAGCACGACACGTACTGGCTTCTTGGTCTTCTTGGCCGCCTGAATCCAGTCAATGTAGGCCTGGGCGTTCTTTAACAGTTTCTGCGCCGTTGTGTAATGTGCTGTCTTAGGTATTAGCGGCAGTACACCGTCAAAGCTAATTGTTTTGAGCTTTTCAAGCCCAATTCGGTTGATCTCGCCTAAGCCGAGCACTGTAACTGATTCCCCGTCCAACTCGCTCGGCACCGTGAAGTCGGACGGCGCAACTGGCAGCTCAATCGTATTGTTCGAACTGTTAGTGAGGTAAACCCCCATATGCGTCGCCATTACTATCCCTTCCTTTCTAACTAAGCCCGCCGGCATCTTGTGTCCGCAGGTAATCTTCTATCATCGCAACTAGTTCGGATGCAGACTTGTCCTTTGCGTCAATCACAATGGCACCTTTTTGAAAGTTTATTGTCTTCGTGTCGCTGCTGTTAGTAGTGGTGTTTGGCCGCGTTCCAGCCCCAGTCAGCCCGCTTGGTGCACTTGCTGGTACATCGCCGGTGACTAGGCCAGAACCCGTGTAATCACCTGCTACAGCCAAGTTAGTATTCGCCGGTAATGCGCCGAGCGCACTACTAATCAATCCGACAGCATTTGCTGCTCGTTGGAAGCCACTAGCAAGTAAATCACCAGGGTTGAGGCCCATTAGCATTGGCGCTGCCAACGTCGTACCATCAGCCGCAGCGGCCACATCAGACATGGTATTTGCTACCGCGTTGATGGATGACTCCGCGCGGTCTCTAATCCCGTTGTTGTAACCTTCCAAAGTCCAACGCCCGAACTTCTGGAACAGCCGTGACGGTGAACCAATTTTGAATAGGCCTTTGACCTTGCCAACAATGCCGCCGACTACACTTGAGACTGCCTTGACCGCACTCTTGGCCATGCCAGTGACCCCTTTGATGAGCCCCTTGATAAGGTCCTTCCCAACGTTCACCAGGCCAGACCCAAACTGCTTAGCGCCAGCAACAGCTGACCGAACCCCGTTTGAGACTGCCGACTTAACCCGAGTCATCGCACCGGTAATTGCCGTCACCATCATTGTGCCAGCAGTAATAAATGACCGAGCCACAGCCATGACCCCTGCACCGAGTACAACAAGGCCAGCGCCAGCAATCACAGCACCCGCACCGACCAACGCCAGCCCAGCCGCAACGATTACGAGCCCTGCACCAAGTACCACAGCACCAGCGCCGGCAACCATTGCGGCTACCGCCAGGGCCATGACCCCAGCAGCCAGAACCATTGCCGCGGCACCACCTACGAGGGCACCAGCACCGAACACAACAAGCGCTGGCCCCAGTGCCAGAAATGCAACAGCGGCTTGTAAGCCATACGTGGCAATTAGCGGCATTGTCGCCGCCAAAATCAGCATCCCAGTAGCCACTAGCATGATGGCCACGCCGACAACTGCTAGACCGGCGCCAAATATCAGCATTGCGGCCCCCGCAAGCATTAGCTGCGGTGCAAACACGGACGCCGCCACTGCCACAGCTGCAATTACTCCAACCAGCAACGTCAGAGCCCCAACAGCACCCCAGCCGCCGGAAGCAAGCTGTGTTGCTGCTTGGACCATAATCCACATACCAGCAGCAGCTAGGACAATTGCCCCGCCAATCATCAAAGCAGCGGCAGCAAACCGTAGCATGTTGCCGGCAGATGAGCCAGCTGCAGTACCAACGGCAGTTTCACCCGCAGCCGCCGGTACAGCCGCAGCACCCATACCTGAGAACGCACCGACGAGTCCTTGCACGGCACCAGCTACCTTTTCAGCTAACATGATGCCCTTAATTGCAATTACAATCCCAGCGAGTACGTCTCCGACAAACATGAGGACGTCTGGGTCCCACGAACCGATGAACTTAGCCACACCAGCAGCAAGCCCAATAAAAAGCTCACTTTTGATGCCGGCAAAGATACCGCTAATTGCCGAATATCCTTTGAGTGCGACAAACAAAGCAAGCACACCCTTGGCTGCCGATTTGATGGTATCTGGATCTAGACTGCTGACCCAGTTTGCAAAAGATGAAACCGCGTCTGCTGCCTTAGCTACACCATCACCAGCCTTTTCGCCAAGACTAGCCATCAGACCAAGCCCGGACTGACCTGGCTTAATGCCAGTCAGTGCTGTAATCACGTGCATAATAGCTTTTTTAATATTGCCCAGTGCTAAATTGACTTCAGGCATGGCCATAGTCTGCTTAAACGCATTGCCAAACGCTGCGAACTTCGCGAGCAACCCGTTGAGGTCAAACTTAGCAATTTTATCAGTCAAGCTGGACACCATGTTGATGCCCACTTGGCTGGTACTGTCAAAGGCGGATTGAAGTTTGTTGGTCAGAGTCTCCTTTAACCCGTCAACCGCCTGGCCAACAGTTTTAAACTTTGTGGCCATCGTCATAAACGCCGGTGATGTACCGACTTTATTGATGGCATTGAAGAAGTCTTGAGTCTTAATCTTGCCGGCTTGAATCTGCTTAATCATCTGCCCTGTCGACATGTTCATCTGTTTGGCCACCGCAGCCATCCCGGCTGGCGATTGCTGCAGCATAAGCTTAAAGTCTGCCCACTGGACAGCTGGTAATGCCGCCATCTGTGTGGCTTGCTGACTAAGTGTCTTCATCGCCTGCGCGGGGTCTTCAGATGCTGCAGCCAAACCGCCAAAGCCTTTAACCAGGTCACCCGTGTTCTTGGTACCCACAGCACGCAGTTGTGCGTATGTCGATGCCATTTCAGACGCAGAGTAAATGGTTTGCTGAGCGTATGACTGCATGTCTTTCTTGGCAGCCTTAATCTGGCCACTGCCTAAGCCCAGGTTCTCCATGTTGCCCTGGAACGTTTGCCAGGTAGCAGAGGCGGCGGACAAGTCGCCTATGAGGCCAGTAATCCCGTTACGAATTACGCCTAGTCCGGCAGTAATACCACTACCAATCAAGTTAGCCCCAACCATGCTTTTGAGTAGGCCGGTTGTCTTGCCAATCTGACCATTGAGACCGCCAAAGTTGCCGCCAACCTGGCCAAGCTTCTGCAACCCAGTCAGTGCACGATTAGTACCGCCATCCAACTTGTTAAGCGTTGCAGAGAATTTATCTTGGATTGCGATTGAGCTTGAAATTGTAGACACGGTTCCTCCTTCCTAGGTTGATTACAAAAAAAGCGAGCCGCGCCCGCTACCGTCCTTTACGGTGCACTGCGTGACTCGCCTTCCTGTCAGCTTCTTTCTGCTGACGTTGTTCCTCCTCAACCTGCAAGTCGATTCCGGCTATAACCATGGCTTTCTCGCGCCTAGTTAGTGCGGTCCATGTGCGTGGTGCCCATCCGAATTCGTTCATTGCCCGAAAGTAATAGGTAAACTCCGCACCATCGCCCGCCTTAACTAGTTTTTTACTTCTTCTGCGAGATCATCAACGTCTTCTGCATCAAATCCAGACAGCTCTTGGACCTTTTCGCCAAGGTCTGCGTATTCACCTGCCCGCAACATCCGCTTAAGCATCTTGACTGGTTGCCCACTGAGACCCCAGCTGGCTTGTAGCTTGCTGTTGTTAATGTCAGGTTCAACCACCGCCGCGGCAATCATCAAGTCACTAAACTTGTTGGTGTCCACTTCAGACGTCAGCATACCCTTTTGTTTAACCCGCTTGGTTGCCTGCTTACGTAGGTCACTAACCTCATCTTCAGTTAGTGAGCGGACCACGAAGGGACTCTTAAACCGGTCAAACTTGACCTCTGCAGTCTCTTCAGTGGCGCCCACGTTTTGCATAAGAAAGTCTTCAATCGATGTAGCCATAGTTATATCCTCCTAATTTTTAGAGCTGGTTAATGCCGCTCGTAAATGGCGTAACAAGCTGGAAGTCCTCAAACGTAAAGTCTGATTCCCAATCCATGGTGCCGTCATCCGAGTTGAAGTCGATGACTGGAATGTCATCCATGTTCACATCAGACAGAGAAACGGTCTGTGAGCCCAGGGAGCTCGTTGAGTCACTCACTGTCGCGCTGATGCTGAAGTAAAGATCGGCACCGCCCTTAAGGAAGTCAGAACCATATTTAAGCCAGTTGGAGTTAATCAGGTGGCCAGAAAGTGTACCGGTCCCCTTAACGCTCGTGGTTTTGTTCATGGTGATGCGCTTGCCAATGGCTTGCACTTCTTCTTTGTTCTTTTCGAGCTTGGCAGAACATTCTGTCAACTCAATCAGCGGAATGTTCTGCCCGTCAATGGTCGCAAACAGCACACCTTCTTTTGAGGAGATGATGTCGTGTGCATTGATGTAGGTCTGCGTTGCTTTATCCAAAATTCATCCCTCCTTAAATGGTTACTGTCATGTACAGCTTTTCCATGGCATCAATCGGCTGCACGCCAAGTGTGACAATCACCTGGTCAAGTTCGTCCCCAGGGTCGACAGTGATGTCGTCATTGTCAAATGCCTGGACAGCCCCAGAGTTAACCAGGGTGTTGATGTACTGGATGCGATTAGCCTTAAACAAGTCACGCCCGGTCGTATCGTTATTAATCTTGCCAATAAAACTCGATTCGAACGTGTCCTTGGTGTTCTGTGCTAGTTCATCGAGCACGCGCATGACCCGGTTCTTACTGAGGCTAGAAGACTTGTCACTTGTGAATGTGTGCAAACTGTTGATATCCTGCTCAATCACAACTGTGCCATCACGGCGGACGGTGAACATGAGCTTGCCGGCATTCAGGCCTGCAATGGTAGATTCATCATCATAGCGTGGAGTGACATCAATCGCATTCGGGTACTCTGCATAAGTGAGCGATTGGTTAACTGCCGCCGCGGCTTCCGCACCAGCGACCCAACCCGCTGCCTCACTAGCAGACAACACGGTGCCATCTTCAAGAGTTACCCCGTTAGCGACCACAATGAGCCCTTCATAGTCAGCATCAACGGTGGTCCCATCCGGAATCACAGCGGTAACCTTCTGGCCTTCATCGTCGCGTAATCGTTCAACTGTGGATGCAATCAGCGCATGAATGGTGGCTGTGGGCTCTTGGCCCGCTGCAACTACGGTGTTGAATTCCTGCACTTCCATAGACGCAATCAGTGAGTCTGTATCGATATCCGCTGAGGTATCAGTAGTCCCACCAGTTAGGGACTTCGTGCTGGCTGCATCAAATGCGTCTAGCAATGCTGCACCATCATCAATTGAACCATCAGCAGATACAGTCACATCAACATAGTCGTTACTGAGCAGCTGACTAGCAGCAGTAACCGTCTGACGGTCAACTGCAACGGTTCCAAAGTAGGTTGTCACAATAAACTGACCGTCTACACTGGCATCCTTGGCCACGCCCACCTGAATAGTGTTGCCACGTTCACCAGGGTATTTTGCAGTGAAGACCCAGGGCCATGCGTTCTCCGCCAATGCTGCCTTTTCACCAGTGTTGATATTGTAGAACAGGACCTTGCTTGCAGCCTTGATGGTCTCACGCAGACCGTGTAGCATTGCAATTTGTTTCTGATCAACACTGATTTCAGCGCCACCCTGAGTAGGGTTAACCGTGAGCCCTGGCAAGTCACTGGTAAGGTCAACCCCAAGCAACTTCTGGAAGTCACTTGCTGAGTTGAGCGTCACAATACCAGTGGCACCCCAGCCGAGATAATTTCCACCAACAAAAAACACGACCCCTCGAGTCGTGTCTGCTGAGGGCACCGCAGTAGTGGGTGCCTTAATGTTGATATAAGCGCCTGGGCGCTTCTTGTTTGTTTGTGTAAAAGTTCCGCCTGCCATTTAAAACATGCCTCCCTTAAATTTCTGAATGGCCAACTTTGCTTCGTCGGTCGTATACGTTTTATCTGAGCGCAGTGCCGCAGCAAGTACGTCACGTTCACGTCCAGTTAGATTGGACGCGCCAAGTAATTCGGCCTTGCTGTAACGTGGCTCAAGCTTTGGCATTGTTGCCTGTTCGTTCGCCATTAGCGATACCTCCTTGATAATCTAGTTTACCTTGTAGTGTTGGGTTGAGTACTGGAGCTGCATGAATCGTGACGTTAAAGGTTGCTTGCACGACTAGTTGCTCACGCTCCACGGTGACGTCTAGCTGTTCAATATGAGCAAGCGCATCACCCAGCATCGTAAGGCTATCAGCCATCTGTTCAGCCATGTTGTCCAGCTCGCTATAAGCATGTACACCGTCGTCGCTGTCATCAGGGAAGTAGTCCACCTCAAATGCATAAGTGCGCCACTGGTACTGCATACGACTGCGTGTACTACCCAGGCTAATCCGATGCACAAAAAAGCTCGGCGTCACAAAACCATCGGGCTGATTCTCACGGTAGACGGTCATGTTCGGCCAGTACTTGGCCAAGGTCTCGCAGACCTGCTGCGTAATGTCTTCCATAATCAATCCCCCTCAAAAATCTTAGCCGCGGCTTCCTCAACACCTTTTCTCATCACATTGACAGCATAAGGCATCGCGTAATCAGTTCCTTCTTGTAGCATATGCTGTCCAGGAACCCACTTGGCCTTTAACTGCTTACCCAGCTCGGGTACATAACGGCCAGGCTGTTGACGGTGGCCATCCTCAACAAACGATGCGTATTCAGCACTATTTGCAATCTTAATTACAAATTTACGGTGCTCATAACCCGCGCCAGTCAACCGCCATTTACCCCTTAGGAAACCGGTATCTACTGGAGTACGTGCGTCGACCTCACGCAAAATTATATCTCCGGCCTTCCTGACTGAAGTTTCAACATCATTCTTAAATCCGCCTGACGCTTCTACATGCACACGCTTAGCAAACTGCTCAAATTCTTTTGTGTCGACCTTTGCCCAGCCACTCATACTCTCACCCCTTTGCGCTCAATACCATCGCAACCTCCTGGTGTGAGACGTACCCAGCATATCCACGAGTAGCCCGCTTGTAGTGGGTCACTGATCCATCCGGTCCAGTAGCATCGATAGTACATCCAGTAGGTATGGTAATTCCGGTGTCAATCACCAGAACAGCATCATATTCGTCAGGTAAAAACTCAGCTTGCGTCTTGCTGGCAAGACTACCTTTGATTACCCGTGCTGGATAGTCAGTCACAATCGCAACTGGATCACCCACACCAGTAACTGCTCCAGTCTTGACCGGCTTGCGTGTTGAGATAGTTACCGTCACGTTATCGAGCAAATGCTTGACCTTAGCCAGACGTTTGCCAGCACGTGCAATACGAGAGCTCACCATTGGACCACCCGGAAGCTATTGAGCTTACCCTTGTAGTCCGTGGTGATAGTGCTGCCCGCTGCCAGTGTCTTATACGCATCAGTTGGTGACAGGAATGAAACCGACGTATCACCTTCAGACAGGCTGGTCACCGGTCCATCTTCGCCAGCTGACACCTCCTGTAGCAGGCCCATCTCGGTGATGGCGTTGAGCGTCATGGCCACAATAGTCGTGTCGAGCTCAGCGGGTAGGTCGGCAATCGCGATATGGCAATAGTTGGCCACATCGTCGATCGTCTTGTCGAGCGCAAACTCGGTAATGGCCTGGTACTCCTCAGCATCCTGGTCATCGGGCTTGGGCGACAGTTGCCGCACCTTGGCAAGCAATCCCGTCATGCGTGGATGTGCCATCTATGCCGCCTCCTTACGCTGCAGCTGCCACGGTAACCTTGCAGTCGCCGGTGAAGGTGCCGCTGGTTGCCGTGATGGTTGCTGTGCCGACCTTAACCGCTGTGATGGTGCCGTCAGCTGCGACTGTGGCAATGGTCTCATCGCTAGACTTGTAGGTCGTAGCAGCAACCACAGCGGCCGCGTCCTTGGCATCGGATGGATCTGCGGCGAGCGTTGGCTTCTTGGTGTCACCCACCTTGAGTGACATCGTAGCCTGCAGCTTAATCCCAGTTGCTGGCTTAGGCTGTGCTGCATCGTAGGCCGCCTTAGCTGGCGTGTATGCTGCAGTGTAAGCATCCTGGTAGTCCTTAGACTTGCTGCTGTTATCCACTGCCGCCTTCCCAGCGTCACCGTCAGCCTTACCCGCAGCGGTGCCATCAGCCTTGTCCTTGGCCGCTTGTTCAGCCGCAGCTTTATCAGCGGCAGCCTTCTGGTCAGCATCGTACTTAGCCTTGGCCTCAGCATACGCATCATTGTAGGCTGCCACGTATGCATCATCCTTGCCAGTCATGTCTGAAGCCTCTTTACCTGCAGCACCATCAGCCTGTCCGTCAGACGTTCCCTGTGCAGCGTAATCGGGCAGGGTTGTAAATCCAGGTACATCAACCTTGCTCCCAACCTGGCTACCATCAGTGAGCGCTGCCTGGTAATCTCCAGCGGCTACTGTTTGATTTGGCTGCAAGCCTGTGATGGCTACAGACGTATCATCACCGACGGCCAACGGGGTGTCAGACCCCTTTTTGTAAATTGCTAGTTTAGCCATTCTGATTCTCCTTTCTAACCTATTTGCCTACCGTAACGATGGCCCCATCCTGTGTAGGCTCCGCGTTAACGGAGGATAGGGCTAGGCTTCCCCCGATTCAGTACCAGAGTCTGGCGTAGTGGTGCCAGTATCTGGCGTGGTGGCCGCTGGCTTGTCCGCAATCACAAACTCAATCCCCTTGGTCTTGGTAGCAAGCAAGAGCACATCATCGTAGGACTGTTCGTAGTACAGGTAGTTCCCGGAGTTCTGAGCACTTGGCTGATCGAACCCGACAAAGCTGTACTTCTGAGGAGCAATCTGGACACCGTTGTAGATCATGAACATCTGAATCTGCTTGGCATCGTCAACTGGCTTGGAACCCACGGTGAAGTCGAACTTGGTCTGCATCAGGTCAGAAGGAACGACGTTGATGTTTACACTATCAAGACTGTAGACAGAGCGGGCAATGTTGCCGTTGCCTGCAAGCTGCAGCTGGCGGTTGAGCGCTTCTGCGCGCTTGAGCATGGAGTTGATGACAGGGGTGACGTACAGTTCACGACCGACCTGCGGAATGCGCTGCTCGTCCATGTTGACCATCATCTGGTCAAACGCGAGCAGAATGTTCTTCTCATCGAGCGTGTCGGTGCTGATACCACCATCATTAGCGGCCTGCTTAGCTGCAAACAGCTTGCTAAACATTTCGCGGTCCATTTCTGGCATCTTCTCGTCCAGGTTGAACTGCTTAGTGATGTTAGCGATGCTGATGACCATGTTGGATTCATCGACGTCGGACGGGTCAACCAAGGTGCTCCAGTAGCGTTCGTTGGTCAGCTCGTAGGTGTCCCAGTCGTTGGAGTAGTTCGGTACAATCTCAGTGATTGCGCGCCGTGTCCGGTCCTTACGACCTGCTTCAATGGTGAGCCGTGGAAGCTTGATGTGCTTTGCACCGTCAAACTTAATCAGGCTGTTAGATGGGCTGTTCCAGAGCTTAGCACTGAAAAGGTGCCCGTCGTAGAAGGCCTGCTGAATTGCTTGCTGATATGCTTCAGCGTAATTAATTGTTGCTGCCATTTTGGTACATCTCCTTATTTTTTATCGTCTGAGCCGGCAGCATCTGTACTTGCTGTCTTGCCCGTAAATGCGTCAATCATGGCTTGGGTAGGATCTGGGGTCCCAGGCTCACCACCAGCCGGCGTGTAGTTGGACTTGGTGCCTTCGTCAAACAGATATCCGTCGCTCTTGCGCAGTGCCTCAATCTGCTCGCTGAGGTCAGGCGCATTGCCCTCATCATCGAGCTTGAGCACATCCTTTGGGAGCAACGCCATAGCGGCCTTAGGGTTTCGTACCTTAGCAGCAGTCAGCTGGTTAGTAACGGCACTGTCCAGCTTGAAGCTAGTGAGCTTACCGTTTGCTTCATCCAACTGTTTGCTCAGGTCATCAGCCTGGCCGGCCTTCTTTTCGAGCGCCTTAATCTGTTTCTGGGCATCCTCCAGCTTGGCTGCTGTATCGGTACTGCCTGCAGTCTTGTCTGAAAGCTCTTGGCTGAGCTTGCTGTTAGCATCACGCAGTTTCTGAGTTGCCTGGCCATGTGCAGCCATCACCTTGTCAATCTGTTCGTCTGTGAGTCCGAGACCCTTTAATTCTTCACGGTTCATGATTAAGTCCTTTCTCCCTAACGCAATTTTTAACGTGGGGCGACCACGGCCGGGTACAAAAAATAGACCTTTTAACGCCATGTCCAGGGCGAAATTATTAGAGTGCCAAGTACCGCTTTGCTAGGCAAAAGTGCCAACGCAGTAGGTCGATTTGTAGCCATGCGACCGCCTTGTGCTGACCGTCTTCCTCATACTTCGTGATGTAGTGATGCAACATGCTTACACCTCCTCTTGGGTAAAATAAAACACCCACCGTATGGCGAGTGTACTGTTTTATTCAAGCGAGCGATTATGTGGTACGTCAAAATGGCTTTTACAATTTGGACACATAGACTGAACTCCGTGCACCCTTAATGTAGAGGTTGTCAGATGAATAAGCTTCTTTTCTGACTCCCAACAACTAGTGCAAAACGGTCCTTCCAAAGTCTCCTTGTTGTAATAGGCACCCCCTTGAAAAACAACTTTGTGTGCTAAGTCCTGTTCGCTTTGCATGTCAGCCAACTGTTGCTTCAAATCCTGATTCTCAGTAAACAGTTCAAGCATCTTCTGTTGCAAATCCAGCAAATCATTTGTTAATTCCAGGTTACGAGTTTTCTTTACGTGCTCGCTGATGTCCTTAAATAATGTACTCAAATCACTGTACCCCACAATCATCACCTCGGCAGTATCATACCGCATGAGGTTAAAAGAAAACACCCACCAACTGGCGAGTGCTACATTCCTGGCATAAGGGATTTGATATCCTCAAGCGCGTTCTTTACACGCTCCATCATGCTATTACTAAACAGATACTCAATTCCCTTTGTAGTGATTTTAACGTTATGGTATTTAATCCCAGACGTTTCTCCAATGCTGATTGTCGGTTTTACTTTGTACACCCCAGTAATATATCCGTCATCAGACATATTCTGAACAATAAAATTCCAATACTGCTCATTCAGTGCCAAAAACAAATTGCCAAAATCTTCATCAGTGACCGGTTGACCTGTTTTTAGGGCATCATACAGTACCCGGAGAATTTTATACATTACAACAAAATAATCATCTTTGGCCATGCAATCATCTCTCTTTAAATGTCATTTCCAACAGTGACAGAGACTACATCTTCAAGCCAGACATCATCTTCCGGCTCTGAAGCCATAAACAAAATACCGTTGTCCTGATCATCCTCATTCTCAATATCCTCAACGTGAACAGTTCTAGTTTTACCGTTCTTCAGCTTGAACTGAACGCGGCGGTCATAAAACTTCTCGTTCAACTCTCCGTAACTCATCGATTTTGGAATGAATGTTTCAGTTTTCATTTTATGCCTCCTAGGGTAAGTAATCTGGACGTGAAGGTGTAATGTGCGAACCTTTGCCTTTACGGTAAGAAATACGGCCTTGATACGTTGGCCACCGGTTGCCATCTATATCAACAAAATAGCCAATCGGTTGATCATGTGTGAAGCGAATTTGGTTTCTTGTATCCTGCTGTCCAGTTCGACCATATTTTGCAATGATTGAATCAACTTCACTTGGTGATAATGTGACCTCACTCGGTGGCCGCTTTTTGGCCTTCGCATAATTAGCATATTCAGGAGAACCCTTTACATGCTTATTATACTGCTCCGGATTAATCTCATTCCACTCATATTGCTTACCAAGCTTTGGTTTCATTCGTTGCGCATGGTTTTCAACCCTAATGGTATCTGCATGTTGCTTAGCCTCGGACATAATTTTTGCTTTTTGTTCTGCTTCCGATTCACGACGCTCTTCAGCAAGAGTCCTATGGAGTGAAGCCTCATGTTGACGAGCCCATTCTTTATAACTCATGCCGTCAACCAACTGTCTCTTTCCGGTTTCCGGATCTCTGCTCCAGCGTTTACCGATTGGCGGGTAATCCGAGTCCCAGGCCGCCGTTGTGCACCGACAGTATGGATGAATGGGCGGATAATTGCCCCCAGGAACGCGGTCCGATAACCTGAAGTGCCTCATATCAAGGTGGCCGCATGTCTCACACGTCCTGCTTTCGAGGGTGGCCATGTACTCGTACCACTCAACACCACTGTCGTCGTAGCTTTGATATGTCGCTTCTTCCGTAATGTGGGCCATCTCAGTCTGAATCAGTCGATGCAGGTCTTGCTCAGCAAACTGCCGGTTAGCGTTTGCCACTGCTTTAGCGACCTTACGTGGATTTTCACCAAGAATAACGCCGTGTAGAACCGACTTCATCAGCATCTCAGGTAGCTGCTTTTGCACATTACCCCATAGGCGCTGGCTAAAGTCAGACCCTTGCCATGGCTTGGCCAGTGCCATCTTGGCGGCTGTTTCGTCAAAGTTACCCCAGTTGGTAATAACTCCAGAAACAGCTTCATTAAGGTACATAGCTTGTGAATATGTCCGCTGATATTGGTTCTGCAGAGCTGAACGCATCGAATCAGTAATACCTGGTAGAGCCGGCGTAAGTGTACTCAATATCTGGGCCTGCAACTCCTGCAGTCTGGCCACCTGCTGCTTGATGTAAATGAGGTCAAGTTCGTCATCGTAGCCACCCAGTTTAGCTTTACGAATGAACTCATCAAGAGTCATCTCCCAGGTCTGACCATGAGCATTCCGGAGCACACTGGCAGCTGTTTCAGCATCGATGTGTGCCGTCCTGGCGTACCGCTTATACCACTTTTCAATGATGGACCCAATGTAATCGTTAATGTCTCGCATTTGCGTGGCTAGCTGCCGTTCATATTCAGCAGACGAGCGCTCGCTGACTGCCTTCAGCTGTAGATACCGGCCTTGCCAGTAATCCTTGCTATTCATCGCCTACGCCGTCCTGAGACTTATCTGGGGATTTACCCCCGTTGTCATCTACAGTGGCCCCAGGCTCATTCTTCGAGCCTGGTTGGTCGGTTGTGAAAGGAGCAAACGGGTCAGGGTGCTCAGCCTTGGTCTTAGCAGCTTCGTCAGCCTCTTTCTTCTGCCGCTTGAGTTCTGCCTGCCAGTCCTCGACCAGTGGGTTGTTCTTGGCCACGGACTCCTTGCTGGTGTACTCAGCCAATTTGGCCACGATGTCGGCCTGTTCTGTGTCGTTGCTGATGAGGCTGCGGGTCCAGGTCTGAGCAATCTTGCGGTTGTCAGCATCGGGCACCTTAGCCCATCGCATTATCATGCGGACTAACCGTGCAATCGCCTGACGGAACCACACCTCTGTGGTCGAAGCCTTGAGCTCCAACTGCCCGTACAATAGCTTAATGGCCACACCGGACAAGCTGGTGCCCGTGCTCAACTGCTTTGGGTTAACACCTTCACCATACACAAAGATGTTGTCAAACGTGAGGTCCAGTAGCTTCTGCCGAGCCTCGACCGGAATGTCGATGGTTAGCGTGCTGACCCCTGATTTATCCTGGGGATCAATGCTGTCAATCTTGATGGCCTTATCCTTCTGCAACTGGTCCATGAACTCATGGAGCTCTTGGCCACCGTAATTGGTGAGTACCAGGATGACCTGCTGCACGTCAGCCAGGTCATTAGCAAAACCGTTGTATACCTGGTCATATACATCAATCAGGCCCTTGTACTTGGGCAGGTCTGGCTTCTCACGTTTGCCGTTGCGGAAGGGAATGAATGGAACTTCGCCCAGACCATGCTCGAGGACAGACGTCGGGTCGCCAGTTTCCTGACCAGTAGAAACGTCATACAGCGTGAACCGCTTGAGCTCGCGCAGGTCTTCATAGTTGGGTCTGTCAGTACGGTAAGCAGTGACGGTCTTGTCGTCCCAGTACTCGATGCAAGTGAACTGCTTGCCCGTCTTAGGGTCAATCTGGGCGTACCTGCGGCAAATACCCAGTAGAGTGCGATCCGTGTCCCCCGCATAGAGTGGCAGAATTTGCTCAGGCGGGATTGCTGCGTACCGGAGCTTACTTGTGTCCTGGTCAATCCAAAGGTGTAGCCAGCCAATGCCGGCATTCGAGGCGTCCACACAGAGCTCCTGCAGCGTGGCCGCAAAGTCATCCCCGAGCACCTCCTGGACCGTGTCGTTGGTGGCCTTGTCGCCCACGTCGATAGACGGTGGCGTGCTTGTCAGGTAGTCAGCCTTCTGGTCCACGAGAATCTGGTGGAAGTTGCTGCTGACCCGATAGTCCGCCCGGCGCAGTGCACCCTTGGACTTATCAGCGCCGTTGTTATTAATCTTGGACTCTCCGTCATTCCGGAGAGTAATGTCATTTTGATTGCTGTAATAGCGTTCGCTGCGCTTGGCCCGCTCCACAAATTGCAGTTGGGTCGTCGCTGTATTACGCAGCAGTTGCTTTAGGCTACCTATTTCCAATTCTTAGCACCTCGTCTCATATCGTTTTGCAGGCTATATCTGATTGCGTCAATTGTATGGTCGTTGCCGTCAGGATAGCCGGCCTTGAAGCCCCCGGTGGCGTCCCTGGCGAGTTCATAGCTGCCGAACTCACGGGCAGCGTTAGGGCAACGTACGGGGTCAATGATGATGGCACGCAAGTCCTGCAGCCACTTCATGCCGTGCTCACGGCTGCCTGGTCCTTTACGCGCGCCAAAGAGATTGAGACCCGCGTCATGGAACTCATACACTGTCCGTGGCTCGGCTGAATCGGCGAAGATGACGTCATTATCGGGGTTGTGTGCCTTGATGGCCTGAATCGCGTTAGCATTGCTCATACCCACCTTGTAAATCTCGCCGTAGATGTAAAGACGGCGGTACGTTGGGTCATAATTGGCCATTACGTAGGCCAGCGGGTCATGTGCAAAACCAAAGTCCAACCCACGGCGCGTGTGGTCAAAGGCGGCCACCTCGTCGTCGCTAAGCTCGCGCAGCGTGAGATTGGTAAAGACCTCGGCCCCGGTACCCGTAACCTCACCCAGGTACTCATGTGCGTACGCTGTGGGGTTGTCACGCTTGAGCTGCTCAGCCTCAGCAAGGAATCCTAGGCCCAACCACTTCTTTGGTACTGTCAGATAGTTTGACGAATGAACCAACGTATCATGCCGTAACTTAGCTTGCTCAGCAGCCTGGTTTGTCCAGTTGTTCTGGCTCGCCGGTGGATTGTAACTGTAGAACGTAATCACGTTCGAACCGCCACGATTCAAGGACTGGTTGACGTTACGAATCTCGGCTAGGCCTGAGAACTCATCTGTTTCTTCGTAGTGGATATATTTGGCATAGCCAACACGGAACTTCTGAGACTTAATCTTCTTAGGCTTATCAACGCCTTTAAAGCGAATTTGCTGCCCTGTTGGTGTGTATGTCAGCACCATTGGGCTAACTGAGGCGTGCCAGTAATCATCCACACCCAGCTCGTCAATAGCCCAGAGGTATTGATCAAACACAGAATCACGTAGCGTGCCAGCAACCTTCCGCAAGATAACCGCATTGGCCTTTGGATTGTTCACCATGCCGAAGACCACCATCAGTGAGATGAAGCTGGACTTTGTGGAACCACGGCCGCCCCGCAACCAATAGGAGCTATGCCGCTCCTCGACAATGTCCCAAGCCAGGTCGTGGAAGGCCGGTGCGATTCGCTGAACTACACTAATCTCCATTCTTGTCACCCCCTGGTCTTGGTACATCAAAGTTAATAACGACCTTACCATCATGGTCGGGGTCAGCCTTCACGTCGTTAGCATGTGCTTCCGCAATATCAGCGTCAGCATTTAGCTTCCTGAGCTGAGCCTTGAGCACCTCGTCATCGGCAGGGTAACGCTTGAGCAGCTCTTTACCTGCTGTCATGCGGTCCTTGATGGTCGGAGGGTTGTCCTCAATGGTCACAACCCCCTTGGGAGTGCCAACGTTCACCGTCTCCGTCGCATCTCCACGCAGCACCGACGTCAGGAACTGCAGCACTTCATCAGCCCTAGCAATCTTGTGAGATTCCAGTTCAGCAGTACGCTCATTAATTGCATTTTTAATGTCAGGTTTTGTCAGGTTTTCGGACCCGACTGAACGTGCGGTTCGCTTGCTATATCCCGCGTCCAGTGCGGCCTGAGTGGCGTTTCCGCACTCAATATAAGCAGCAACAAACTTGTCCTGCTTTGCTGTTAATTTATGTCTCATTACATATCACCACACCTCCGATTTGGCATAAAAAAAGCCACCATCTCTGGTAGCAAGTTACCACTCACATACGTTTGTGGTTATGTATAGCCCCTTACTCAGGGGAATTATCCGAGCAGCCTTGGGATGTGGCTGCAATGACGTGCATCAGTTTGGTCCGAATGCACGCCAGAAAAAAATAGATTGGAGGACTGCTAAGGTTTTGTACCAAATTTCTTACAGTACTAATTATGACCCTTGACACGTGCGACTACTACCCGATTTTGTTGCAACTTTACGCAATCCATCCAATTTCTTTCGCCAGGATTGACAGTAACCTGTATCTTTTGCGGTAAATAGTGCTGCGATCATAGTTGAGCACGTCCGTCAGCTCTTTCCAGTCATAGTACTCCTGTGTCCTGTATCTAACCTTATAAAGCTTACATTGTTCGTCACTCATGTTGGCACATGCAGCGTCTCCCACCTTCTTGAGATGCCTGAGATAAATCATACGTGGGTCACACTCAAGCGCCTCAATGACCTTCTGCTCGCTATCCGCCCGCATTGCTGACCTGCCGCCACCAACATTGTCATCCTTTTCGCGATATGGATAACGGACTTCAAATTCCCGCTTGGCGAGCAGGTAGTCAACGCGTTGGTACTCCTCAAACATTTCGTCCAACCGCCCTAGCTGCCATTTGCTCAACTCTTCCATGGCTTCACCTCCTGTCTTTAAAAATTGCCTGCCAGGTTGCTACGCCGAAAATGTAGATGATAAAGACTACCATCAGCATCCCCACTGAGAACATCGTCCAATCACCCCAGAGTGCATGTAGCAAGCTAAAGCAGCCAAGCACAACTAGTGCATCAACGATACCGTACACAACGGCTTGAGCATCCATATGCACCCTCCTTAATCAGCAACCTTCGCAGCCTGCGCCAGCGCTTCATCGCCGGGGCAATAGGCTTGGCGAACAAATTTGGGAAATATTTCGCGCCATCTATCACCATCAACACTTCCCAATCATGCTTTGTAGGACAATGATTTTTCGTCATCGCGCGCCTCCGTTGGATATTTGTTTTCGATGTAATCATGATACTGACGATCAATCTCACCAATCGGCCAGTTGTCTAAATGCGCACCGCATATTGGGAAACCACCGTATAGCCCCCAGAGCTCGGTATGACCATCGGCGCATAGAAACCAGCAATCAGTCATTTCACCACCTCCAGTAGTTCCGGATTATCGTACACGTTGCCAATGACGGTCAAATATTTATCCGTCTCCTTATAGGCAAAATTGCCGTATTCAAATCGGCCAATATAAGATTCAAAACAAATATCTGGGTCAAATTTAACCAGAGCAATTCTTACTGGAGTCTCAATGCTATTCGGTGTATCACCCCAACGCACCATATCGCTCTCGAAGATTTCTCGTCCATTCTTGTCGTGCAGGCCCGTGTACTGCATCAAATGAACTTCATCTCCAATCTCTTCAATAGGGCCACTATCTGGATGTATTACATAAACCCAAAGTGTGCCATCATCGTCCCACCCAATGTCTTCAATTGGCATCATTACTTTGAAATGATCACTGTATGCTCGGAACTTAATTTCTCTCATCGCGCACCTCCGTTCGAATCCGCTGAACCGTCGTGGGTGAAATGTTTAGCTGCTTGGCTGCTTCACGAACTGACAGATCAGGCAAGCTCTTAATTTTCTTGTACAGAGCTTCCTTCTGCGAAGCAGCAAAGTGGACGCCGAACTCGCGAGCTGCCTGCTGAATCGTGGATAGACCGACTCCTAGACGGTCAGCCACCTGCTGCCGCGTCATGCCTGCCTGAGCCATCTTGACGATTTCCATACCACGCTGCCGGCGTTCCTCAAGGGTTGTTTTGTGTCTTTTCGGTGTCTCTACTTTCGGCTGTGGCTTGTGCTTCCTTGGCCTCGTATACACGTCGCGGTTTGGGTTGGCGCCCTCATGCGGTCCTGACTTTCTCATCGCTACCAAGCGCACGGAGACGTTGTGGTACATTCCCCATTCGCGTCGTGCCCACTCGGGAAACTCGTCCGTACACACGACAATGCTATTTTGACCATGGGCTGTGTGCACCTTAGCTGGCCACTCGCCGTGCTGCGTACCCACATGATCACCATGCAGCTCATACACCGTGACAACATCCCCAGGCCAATATGTTTTGTCAGCGCCCAGGTTAGTCATCTCTCTGCTAATCTCTTCCACGGCTGTCCTCCTCAAACCTCGCCAACCAGGCACCCAGTAGGCCACGCAGCATTCGTACCCTTTTGGCACCCAGGTATATACGCTTACCGCCAACCTCGAGACTAATATAGTCATGTCTGAGGTAGGTTGTGAGGTAAGCCTTACCTGGAATAAGTGCCTGTTCATACTGGTGCTCATAATCTTTTTCCGTCATCGCGCTCAATCCTCACAATCCGAATCAGTCCTGGGTACGTGCGTACAATGTGCGTCTTAATTCGGCCGGTTGCGCCAACCGATGAGCTCTCATGCTCGTACTTGCTGTGCATCCACCGGTTAGCCTCACCGCGGGTTTTAAAGACCTCGCTGTAAATGATTCGGGTAGTGTAGCTCATCACCACGTACCCGACCAACGGCCCATGCTCATGCCCTGGTACCCACATGTGTTCGGCATTTAAGTCAAATTTTGCATCCCATCTGCTCACTTAAATGCCTCCCTAGAACGGTAAGTCTTCGTCTTTGATTGTTGGCGCTGATTGATGAGCAAACGGATCAGTATTGGCTTGCTGCGGGCGCTGTGCGGCATTCTGGCTGCTCCGGTTATAATTACCCCGGCCAGGGTTCTGAACGCCCTGCTGACGCTGCTGCGGGCTCTGCTCGCCTCGTGGCCGTGCCTCTGTGGTTGCTCGGCTTTCCAGCAGCGCAAAGTTATCAACCACTACCTCTGTAATGAACACACGCTGGCCCTGGGCATTATCGTAGGAACGCGTTTGTAAGCGACCCTCGATACCAACCAGTGACCCCTTCCGCGTGAAGTTCGCGAAGTTTTCAGCACTCTTCCGCCAAATTACGCAGTTTAGGAAGTCTGATTCACGTTCGCCCTGGGCATTCGTGAAGTTACGCTCAACTGCAAGCGTGAAAGATGCCACCGCAGTGCCACCTTGTGTGTAGCGCAGGTCAACCTCCTTGGTCAGCCGTCCTGTTAATGCAACTTGATTAATCATTAGCATGTACCTCCGTGCGGTTAATCGCCGCGTAGTGTTTTATCATGTTTTCACGTTCAACTCGCAAGTCTGTAGTGTTTGCGCTCTTCCCCTGACATACAGGGCAAGGAATGCATGTGTTGCACGCCCCTTCGTCAATCCAGAAGATGCCTCGATTGCTGCAGTAAGAACAATTCATCAATACACCTCCCGCATATCCTTGGTCGCATCAGTAAACCGGATTACTGCATCGTTAGCTTTTACCCCGCGATATAATCGACTCAACAACTTGGGGTTATACATGCGGCTCATCTCCTGGCTGGTTAGGTTGGTTGTGACGATAGTGCGACCATGGCGCTTATTAAGAATCCCAAATAGTAATTGTTGCACCCAATCCGTAGCTTCATTTTTTTCTGAGCGCATTGATGCCTCACTGCCTAGATCATCAAGTACTAGCAGATTGACTGACCCCAGAAGCCGTGTGACATTGGATTCGCTATACCAGCTGGTTCGGTCATTGAAGCTCTGCTTAACACGCCGCATTAGTTCATTAACGCTAACAAACATGCAGCTTGTCGACGGCTGGATGTGCTCATTTACCGCCGTAACCATAGCAACAGCTAGATGAGTTTTCCCTCGTCCTGGCAGTCCAGAGATGATTGTGTTGGCATTGTAATCACGCCTGAGATACCGTCCGGCAATGTGCCGTGCTTTGTCCTTGTTGACTTGTGCTTCACTGTTAGGCTTAACCTCATAGCTTTCAAACGTTGCACTGCGCATCTCGATATCGTCCCAGATTGAACGTGCCTGCAGCACGCCATGGAACCCTGCTTCGTAATCGCGCTCGGCTGCTAGCATAGCCATGGCCTCGTTCTGCTTATCGCGGCGTTCGATTACACACTTCTTGCAGAACGGTTCACGGTCAGCAATTTGCCACATCGGCTCAGTTGGATGCTTCTCGCAGAACAAGCCTGGAACCTTGTGAGTAGCCAGATTCACACGGCGATATTGCTTGTAAGCATCTGATCCAGTAATCGCATCAGAACTCAACTCCGCCATAGCTTTCACCTCCTGCCTTCCTGCGATGTGTTTCGTTTAAATACCCTTCAAACTTAGAGGCCTGAAACAATGTTAATGGCCGAATATATTCACGCATTTTGTCATCATCGCCCCAGGCCGTCACCTTGTTATCAATCACTGTCATGCAATCATCGAGCGTAAAACCCTCTTTAAGACGTGCAGTAATCATCCGTTCAGTAGCCTTCGTGTACTTAAAATGCTTGTCTGCCTTGCTATTCAAATAGTCAACAACAGAGGTCCAGAGACCCGGTTCGGCTTTAGCCGGACTATGTTCTTTAGTCTGGTTAGTATTTAGTTCGTTAGTACTTAGTTGATTAGTATTTAGTAGTGTGCCCTCACCGTACATAGGATTATCGGACATAGGTTTTTGGTACATAGGCTGGTCGTCAATATTCCAATCACTCCCAGCAAGTTGACCATTCGTTCCTCTCACACGTTTGCGTTTGAGGTAACCATACTTTTCTAGCTCTTTCAGGCCTGATCGCAATGAGTCGCGGCCGTCCGTTGCATGTTTACCAACCTCAGTCTCGTAAAAGTCCCAATCCTTGGGCTGCGACCAGAGGTAAAGGAAAATTCCTCTTGCTTTCCAGCTAAGACGTTCATCACGAATGACGCTGTTGCTAGCTACTGTGAAGCCGTTACGTTTAGGCTTAATCAGTTTTCCCATGTTTTGCCTCCTCATCGAATTCTCGGAGCTGTTTGCGGCTGTTGAGGCGAAGGCTGACAATCGTGTCCTCATCGAGGCGTACTGGCTTGATGTGGTAGAACTCCATAAACCATTTGATTCCCTTGCTGTGCCGCAGCGTGTGATGCGCTCGACACAGCGGGAAGAACTTAAACTTGCGATTGTCGATGCGGTTACGGTCATACCCACGCCCAATAGCGGGCTCGTGGTCAATGTCAGCGTGTTTACCACATATGACACAGATGCGATGTTTGAGGCACTGCATCATCAGTGGGTAGTCGCTGGGAATTGCATCCATGTTCTTAAACCGCCACGGAATCTCGTTATCAAACCCGTAATCCAGAATCGAGGTAATGAAGCCCGCTGCGGTTTCCATACTCGTGTCAGCCATCGAGAAGTAGTCGGTGCCCGTCTCAGCCATGTAGTGCGCCTTGAGCACTTCTTCCATCTCGAACGGGCTGTAGCCTGTGTAGTACGCGAAGTCGTTAATCAACGCCCACGCCTTTCTCCGCTGGTCAGGGCTAATACTGCGCCCGTCCTCAATGTCAACCTGCACGCTCGGCTGTCTATGATTGCTGAGCTGTCGTAGTCGCAGAACATCCGGCTTGTCATCGAGCTGTACCGTTATTTTATTTGCCTCGATATTTGTCAGCTTGCCGTTTAGTCGCATAAACTCACCTAGTCATCTGGGCGATAGTCTTGTCAATCCGCCGGTACTCATCCTGTGTGAGTAAATCAAGCCGCTTAATTTGTACCTGGGATGCAATGAACGCATTCTTGAGTAAGGTCTTGTAATCAGCGCCCATCTTCTGTGCTGTGTCCTGCGCCAACTGTTCAAGGGGCGCAACCATTGCTGGGTCAATTAGTGGTGCAGTCTGCTGATTGTCGGCGGAATTTTCGCCGTCTGGATCCTGGTCACGGTCCGTAATGTGAAAAAGCTGCTTGTAAAAGTACTTCTCACAAGTTGTGCAGGCCTTAGCAGTTGCCTTCTCGAGCGTGTCCGCACCACTGGCCACCATGGAGCCAAACATGCTTTCAATCCCGTCAGTAATCTCAAATTCGCCCTGTACGTCAACGACATGCTGCACGCCTTTTTTGGTTTGTACGTCGCGCTGATTAATGATTGTGTATCGAGGTATTACGCTCAAGCCGTTGTTATTTAACGCTGGCTTAACTGCATCCTTAATGGCACCCTCGGACTGGAAAACATAGTGCTGAAAAGCGTTCTCACCATCTTTAACAACGCCATGCACCATCTTGTCTGCTGCCACCAGTTTGAGCACCAATCGCTGCTTTGCGCTGGTTGGCTCAATTACTTTTTCAGTCTTTGTCTCTACCAATGTAAAAGCCCTCCATGAATTCCCTGCTGAACTGCTCCAGCACCAGTTGATCAGTTACCTTAAACTCGGTTTGCACCATGTGGACCAGTGCCACTGAGGCCTGCAACGCGTCTCGGCCTGTGGCACCGCTAACGTTCATCGTCAGGCCATCATCGCTAAACTCGATTAGAATATGTTTAGTCAAGAAGGGTCACCTCAAATCCTTGAGTAGTAAGGTAGTCAGCCAGCTTAGTGACCCGGCCTGCAGCGCCCGTAATGCGGAGTGTGTGGGTTTCGGTCGTAATCTCACCGGTTTCCTTATCCACACCCTTAACGAGCGCCTCGTGATGCTGCTCCGCCTTGGCTGCGTCCATTTGTGCAATGACTTCGTCCGTGTTGGTGTCAGCCGTTACTTGCTGAGTCCAGCCCGCAGCATCCATGTGCGTAGCGGCTGCGTGTTCCTTGATGCGCCGCTCGCGTTCTCGACGCAGTTCTACTTGCTGGGCTGCATACTTGACGGCTGCGTTAATCTGGCGGTGCCGCTCAAGCTGACTCATTGACGCGTTAAGCCAGTGGTCATCAAACTCGACTTCTGCAGGATCTACGTCAAACTGTTCGGAGATAAGGACAACGTCTGCTTCGGCAACCTTGCGCCGTTCCTCTCTTTCTTGTTCCTCAATCGCAGCGATATCGCTGACATAGCTCGCCTTCAAATCGGTTAGTGGACGCGTGACGTCCTTAAATTGAGCTTCGAACTCCTTGAGGGGTGCTTCGTACTGTCGCTTGATGGCTTTGCGCCGGTCATCGAGCTGCTTGAAGAACTGTCCAACCTCGTTCTTCGCCTTCTTGACTTCCTTCTTCGTCTCTGGGGTTACGACTAGGTTTGAGTGCTGGTCAGTAAATACTTGAATTTGTGCCTTGAGCTGAGTTAGATTCTCAAAGCTAACTGCAGCCGGCGTAAACTTAACTAATTCGGGTTCATTCATGTTATAATTACCTCGTAAATAGCTTTAACGTGTTATTTATCTGAGTCCGTAGCGGTTGCGCCCGCTGCGGGCTTTTTGTCTTCTAGGAATGCAGCGACTCTAATGTGTTCCACGCTGGCTCCAAGCCACATTGTTTCTGCAGATTGGTAAACTTTAGTTTTAGCCCCAATTTCGACAAGTGGCGCTACCCTAGCCTCACAGTGTGCTGTATCTGGACACTTGTAGAAGTAGGCGCAAATATCAGCTCCATCTCGAAACATGTCAATAAGTGCTTTCTCTTGCTTGCTTAGCTTCATAGCTTTAACATCTCCTTGTTCTTTTGTAACTCAACAATTTCAAACACAGTCACACGTCCCATGGCGTCGGCCATGGTGTCCTTTGCCTGGCTTGCAGCATAGTGTGCATTCACGGTCTCAAGTGGACCGAGGTCGAGAACTCCGCTGCTCTCTGCCGCATCCTTGGCGTGACTTGCTAGACGGTATCGAGCCATCTGGTACCGTGCATTATTCAGTGTGCTTCTCATCACGCTGCCTCCTGCTTCCTACGACTGACCGAATCGCCAGTATTGCAAGGATGAGAATCACCCAGGTACCGACAACTCGAGGGTGCACCATGAGCCACACAAGCGGTTCTATCAGTAGGGTAGCGACGTCAATTAGTAGATTGATCATTGTGGTAGCCTCCCAATTGCCAGGTCCAGCTCATCGGTGCTGTAGAGGCCGTCATGTGCTTCGAACTCACCTTCACGCTTCATCGCGTAGAACTTAGACCGGCTACGTCCGATGTACTTGGCTGCCTCAGTAGCCGTAAGCCACCGAGATTTACTCTGCTGTCGATTCGCCTTTAGCTCAGCGACTACAGCCTTCGCGATGCGTTCTACATCTGTTTCCGTTAACATGCGCTACACCCGCCGTTCTTTAGCAATTCCAGCCAGCCGGTCATCGTAGAGTTTTACAAACAAATCGCGGAACTGAGAATAGTTGTCCCGCACCCGGTCGAAGTCTACGCGAGCAACATTGCTGTTCTTGGTCTCGCCGCATACCATCATTGCAAGCCGCTTGAGTGGTTCGTGGATTTCGCGTTCAAATGGGCCTTCGTCCCTGCTGAACCCCTGAGCGTCTTCATACTGGCTGCGCCGGTATACAGCACAGTTGTGGCTCGGGCTGTGGCTGCTACCGGTCTCTATGCCATGCCTTTCGTTGATAGTCCTAATCTCGCTATCATCAATTGCAACACCGGCAAATAGTGCTTGCGGTGTAGTAGGCTTCTTCTTGGTAAGTGCCTGGGCGATGCTGTCAGCAATCATCTGCTGCAAGTCTGAACGCTTGATTGATACCAATTCATCGTCTGCCATCGCTATACCTCCATATCCACGGATTCGGTACGTACCTGCATCGCTACTGCCGTCGATGGCGTCCAGTTGCTGATGAAGTCACACGCCTTGTCGAAGTCTTTTGCTTTAAGCTGCGTCCGTGTGCGAATGCCCAGGTAAGTGTTAAGTCCGTGGTTAATGTCGTGGTACAGCGCCCCACGTTGCTTCTGCGTCAGCTGTAGTCCATGTAGCGCGACATACTCCGACACTGCCAGGTTGGCGTGCTTACCGACATACGCGTACTGTCCCGCAGATGCGAGCTGGTTGTCCTTGAGGTCTTTCACGTCAGCCTCAATCTTCTTCACGCGCTTAACGGTGCGGTTAGCCACATCCATCGTGAGCATGAGGCGCTCTTCTGGAGTCTGTGGCAATGCCTTGCGAGTCTGCTGTTCAAGCTGGTTGAATGCGTTGATGTAATCGAGCTTGAACTGGTCAGCCTTTGCTCCGGTGAACCCAAACGCGATGAAAGTGAAGCCGTCGCGATTCATGTAATACATCTTGTTGCTCTTGCCTGAACCATCAACGTATTCGCCCGCTGCGAACATGTCGGAGTACTGAGCGCAATTTTGCGTTGAGTTCAGTTTTGCCTCAATGGCTCGGATTACATCTCCGTGCCGCTTGCCGAATGATTCCGCTACCTGCAGGCTGGATGTAACTGCCTGCTGATTGTGCATGATGACTAACTTTGTCATTGCTCTTCCTTCTTTCTAAATTCATCCATGCTGACACCGAGAGCATCAGCAATTCGTTCCATTAGCTCAAAGCTGGGCTTCTTAATTGCTCCGTTCTTCAGTCGGTATATAATTCCTGTCTGGTCGTACCCAGCAGCCTTTGAGAGTTCATAAGCTGACATTCCTCTTTGAGTTAGAAGCTCTTGAATTTTGTTCCACACATTTGTTCGCCTTCCTATATGTGTTCCACGTCCTTGCTACCCGCCTATATGTTGTGCACACGTGCATTGCGTGTTAGCATATCTTGTGTACCGGTGCCAATTAGCCCTGGTAACTTTACGAAAAGAGGATTTGCTAATGTCAAAGCCTATTAAGCCCGGCTCGGACAATCAGTCAGCCGGCAAGTACAAAGAGGTAGGCCCTCGCGGCGGAAGCGTCCCACACGGACACAATGCCACGATTCAACAAGGAGACCGCCTACCACCAACTTCTAAGCCCGGCAACGGCTGGACAAAGAAGTAACTCTTAACAGTCACGCTACTTACGAGAAGGGGTAGCGTGATTTTTTTGTCGAAGCTCTCGTTTAGAGAAGCAGATTGGGAAGAACCCAAAAAAGTTGATTTGGAGCCAGGCCACAATCTTCTCCTCCCCGTCTTCCTCATACTTAGTAATGTAATGGTGGATCATGCCTACACCTCCTTTTCGTTCATTCCGAGAATCTTGTAGATGTCAGTGCGCAGACGAATGGCCTGTGGGCTAACGTCACCGCGAATCGCGTTGGTCAGAATCGTTTCACTCACTCCCAGCATCTCTGCTAGTTGGCGTTGACTGATTTCGCGCTCATTGAGCTTATTTTTGATGCTGACTTTCACGTCCTTAGCGGCTCGCTGTAATACTTGTTCTGGCATGTATTCACCTTCTTTCTTCGAAAGTACGAAAAACTTCATCAAGTAGTTGCATAATCTTATCCCATGGAGTAAGATTTGTGCATAGGAAATAGTCGAACATAGACGCTACCCCACTGGTCGTTCTCGCCAAAGTACTTATCAGTAGGGCTTGGTTAGCTGTTCGCTTGATTACTTGATGAACAAAGCATAACTCGATTGGATAATTTAGTCAACTGATTTTTAAAACTTTCGAGTAACTTTTTTCATCAGGGTTGGAGGAACCTTGATATGGCTTTATTTGACAGGGTAAAAGAAACATCGAAAAAAAGAGGATGGTCTCTTCAAGAAACCGCAACTCACGCAGGATTGGGATTAAACTCTCTATACGCTTGGAAAAAGAAAACTCCATCTGCTGACCGCATTCAGGCCGTGGCCGATGTGCTCAACGTCTCGGTAGACTACTTGCTGGGCAACACGGATGACCCACAGGTACACAGCTCCTCAACTCCATCCTGGGCGACTGATGACGACAAGGCCGACCTCAAGAAGTTCCTCGAGGACGACGCGGCAAGCAGCCTTAATTTTGGTGGCCGCGAGCTTACCCCTGGTGAACGTCGGCAGCTCAACGTTGCCCTCACTCAGATATTCTGGGAGGAATTGGAGGGAGAAAAGGCACAGAAACGAGGCGATGCTGAATGAACTTAGAAACACCGGCTACCCCAGACGGCACCGCCGAATACATTGAGCACAGGTACCACACAGCCGACCCCTGGACACTGTGCGACCATCTCAACATCGGCGTTCACTGGGCTTGGATGCCCACCACGCTGCTTGGCCACACTGTGTACATGCATGGTCGGCCCGTCATCGCACTAAGCCAAGAGATACGATACACACCGCAGGCCTATGCTGTCCTGGCCCATGAGCTTGGCCACGTCATCATGCACGCAGGAATTGCCACCTTCTACAATCGTACGGGGCGGCGTAACAAGTTGGAGTATCAGGCTGACAAGTTTGCCAGCACTCTCCTCACCTTCCTATACGTAGAGGAGCACGACAGGCTGCCTGAAACCATCCATGATCTTGAATGCGAGTATGGAGTTAAGTATCGAGAATAAAAGTAGCTCTGCATGGGCGCGGGGTGCGTTAATGGTTAAGCCGCAAGAATTAGCCATACCACATCTAGTCAGCAGTTTTACACCAAAACACAACATGCATTCACTATCGCTTTTGTCAAGAGTTAATATAGAAATGTGTTGACAATCACAGACGGGTTCCATTATCATGAGGATAACGAGAAGCGGCGTAATCTCTACGGGGACCGCTGCGGAGACTCCTCATGTAAAAATGAGGAGTTTTTTTATGTCGAAAAAACGTGAGTTCAAGACCATTGATGAACAGCTACAGTTGCTGCAAGAACGCGGCCTCACCATCAACGATGAAGTACGATCACGACGGTATCTTTTAACAAATAATTACTACAACATTGTCAACGGCTACAGCAAGTATTTCCAAGAAGAGACGGATAGGTTTATCGAAGGCGCGGACTTTGATGAAATAAGTCATCTTTATTTTTACGATAAGGAAATAAAGGAAATTTTGCTGAACGGAATTTTATCGGCTGAACATCATCTAAAATCAGCGCTCGCATACAGGTTTGCTGAAGCATACCCAAACAAGCGTTACGCGTATTTGAATGTTGGCTGCTACCGCGACGATGTCATTCTTGAGGTTATCTATACAATTTCCAAGATTTCAAAGCTCATAAAGCAAAACAAAAAATACAAGGGTAACTCCATCAATTACTACGTTACTCACTATGATGATGTCCCAATCTGGGTACTAGTTGATTATCTCGATTTTGGAGATGTTCAGTCTTTAATTTCGTGTCTTCCTGTAAAAATTCAAAATAAAATTGCAAAAGACATGACTGGATTTCTTGAAGAGAACTTGCAGATGCCGAACCTCGTATTACCGCCGGAAACTTTAGTATCTTTTATTAAGAACGTTCACGAAACCAGAAACGTTTGCGCACATGGAAACCGCCTTTTGGGATTTACTACTCGTGCAAGTGGAAAATATTATGAACCATTACATTCAAAGTACAATATTAGGGAGCAAGATGAAAGAAAGTCCGTTTACCCAACGATTCTTAGCCTTAAATGTTTTTTAAGCAGGACCGAATACTGTGTTCTGTATAATTCACTTCGCAAACGTACAAAGATACTTGGAAATAAACTACATTCAATTGAAATTAATGATATTTCAAAATTACTAGGTTTTCCCGATGGCTGGCAGGCTAAGCCACCTCTCAACCAATAAAAAAAGCCCACTCCCCTACCGACCAAAGTAAACAGGAGTGAGCTATCACACAAAACTACATAGGGTATACCCTTCGAAAATGGAATCCATTCTCGTGTGGTTTTTGTATACCCAATTTTACCACATTAGGAGGTTTGCACCATGAAAAAACGCACTAACACAGCGATTGAGGAGTATGTCGATGACGACGGCAAGACAAAATACAAGTTTCGGCTGAGCCTTGGCACCGATCCGCGTACAGGCAAACGAGTTGCACGTAAGCGTCAAGGATTTCCGACATACACCAAAGCAAACATGGAGTACCAGCGACTGCTCAAGGAAGGTATACCATCCGTGCATCCAGACGGTAAGACGTTCGAGGACGTGTATACAGAATGGCTTGAAACGCGTAGCAAGTCAGTTAAGCCGTCCACTGTCTATAACATCAAATCGCGGTACCGCAATCATATCAAGTCATTTATGGGCGACGTACTAATTGACAAGGTTACCCCGGCGGACTTGCAGGGATACGTCAACGAACTTCCCGCGAAGCTTGTTAACTACACCACGATAACAGCCTACGTTAACAGCATTTTTGACTTTGCCACGCGTATGCAGTACATCGATGATAACCCCATGAAACACGTTTTTATTCCACAGAATGCGGTCAATCCCCACGGCGACACCAGCGAAAATTATCTAGATTCCGAAGAAATCTCGCAGCTACTACTTGCTGCTAAAAAGGTCAGCCCCCAGGTATTCACCTACTTCACCGTACTGGCACATTGTGGGCTACGCATGGGTGAAGGCCTTGCCCTCAGATTTAGCGACTTCAACGGCGACACGGTGCATATATCTCAGACCGTCACAAAGGACGCTAACGGCAAACAAATCCTAGGGCCCACGAAATCAAAAGCCGGCAACCGCACACTTACTGTTTCACCAGAGTTGCGTGCAGTCGTTGACGACTGGGAACAGCAACGCCTATTTAAAGACAGTGACTACCTGTTTGCCAACAGATACGGACAGCCCCTAACCGTACAACAACCACGATACTGGCTGCATGATGTGTACGCCCATCTCGATGCTGATTTCAAACACATCACACTTCACGGATTCCGGCATAGTTTTGCCAGCCGCCTGTACGCATCCGACCCGAACATAACCATTAAGGACGTGGCTAACATGCTCGGAGACGGCACTACCAAGGTCGCGGAGCAGGTCTATGTCCACACAGTCAAGGTACAGAAAGAGCGCATTGCTAAGGCCATGGCGGCCACTTCCTTCATGACACCGAGTGACACCGAAAAAAATAAGGAGTGACACCGATATGACACATAAATATTGCACAAACAAAAACGCCTATGCACAACGAACGCCGTTATATCAGCGTTCGTGCACATAGGCGCACATCACAGAACTACTTTATTAAAAGTTGAACTTCT